CCGGACGGTGCGACGTTTCGCTATGACGCGGAGGTGGGCGCATTGCAGGTGAAGGGGATTAAATCCGCCGTGGTTGAGGCGTCAGTCAAAATCACGCTGGATACGCCGGAGGTGGACTGCACCAACCTGTTGCGCGCGAAAAATCTGGATATTTCCGAGGGCGGGGAGATGCGCGGCAATTTTAATCACACCGGCGGAGCGTTCAAGTCTAACGGCGTGCAGGTGGATAACCACGACCACGGTGCTGTCGAGCGCGGCGGCAGCTGGACGGAGGGCACGCGATGACAGAACGCTATCGCGGCATGAATGCCGCAGGCACCGGCACCCTGACTGACGAGGATCATGTGTGGCAGTCGGTTAACGACATTCTGCTGACGCCTGTCGGCAGTAGGCTGATGCGCCGTAACTACGGCTCACTGTGCCCTGACCTTATCGACAGCCCGAAAAACGATGTCACTCGCCTGCAACTGATGAGCGCGGCTGTGATAGCACTGGCAGCATGGGAGCCGCGCATTGTGCTCGATACCATCAATGTGACGTACTCCGCCAGTGGTGCCGTGACTGTCGAACTCTCCGGCGTGCTGACCGAGACCCTGGAAAAGAGCACCCGCGCGGTGACATTAAGGAGCGCCAATGCCAACGATTGACCTGTCGCAGCTGCCATCGCCGACCATTATCGAGGAGCTGGACTTTGAGACTATTCTCGCCGAGGTGAAAGCGGCCATGGTGGCGGTATTCCCTGCTGATCAGCAGTCCGCCGTTGCCGCTGCGCTGGGTCTGGAGTCCGAGCCACTGAACATCATTGCTCAGGCGATGGCGTACCGCGAACTGCTGCTGCGCCAGCGCAGCAATGAAGGCGCCGCGGCCTGCATGCTGAGCTATGCGACCGGCGACGACCTGGACAATATCGCGGCCAATCTGGACACAGAACGCCTCACCATCACGGCGGCGACCGATACCGCCGATGCAGTGATGGAAGGTGATGAGGCGCTGCGCCTGCGTGCGCAGGCCGCGTTTGAGGGGATGAGCGTCGCCGGGCCATCGGCGGCGTATGAGTATTTTGCCCGCAGCGCCAGCGGCAAGGTTGCCGCCGTGCGTGCAACCAGCCCCGCCCCCGCAGAGGTGGTGATAGCCATCCTGTCCAGCGACGGAGATGGCACCGCCTCAGACGAGCTGATTGCGACAGTTCAGGCAGCGGTAAACGACGAAGATACACGCCCGCTGGGCGATCGCGTGACGGTACGGAGTGCGGAGATCATTGAATACACGATTGATGCAACGCTCTACCTGTATCCGGGGCCGGAGTCAGAGCCAATCATTAACGCCGCAATCGCTTCGCTGAAGGCATTCCTTGCTGATGCCGATAAAAAGATTGGTCGCGATGTTGTGCGCTCCGCCATATCAGCATCACTGCACGTCCAGGGTGTACAGCGCGTGGTGATTAATTCCCCCGATAGCGATCTGCAGATTGATAACACCCAGGTCGCGCGCAATACCGGGTACAGCGTGGAAAACGGCGGTACGGATGAGTAACTCTCTGTTACCACCTGCTTCCACTACCTGGCTTCGCCATACCGAAGCGGGAACAGCCAGACTGTCAGCGATCACGGTTGCCCTGCGTACGCTGTGGACGCCGACAGCCAGCCCGGTGGATCTGCTGCCCTATCTGGCCTGGGCGTTATCAGTGGACAGGTGGGATAAGGACTGGCCGGCAGAACGTAAGATTGCTGCCATCCAGCGTTCATACTGGCTGCACCGCCGCAAAGGCACGCGAGCAGCCGTGCGGCGTGTCGTTGAGGATATGGGATTTTCAGCGACGTTCGTCGAATGGTTTGAGGTCGGTGACGAGCCGGGAACCTTCCGGCTTGAGGTTGACATTAACGAGGTTGGGCTGACGGCCAAAACGCTGGCTGAGTTGACCCGCCTGATTAACGACGCCAAACCGGTCAGCAGACACCCGACACAGCTCAACATAGCAGCGAAGATATGCGGCGATATCTGGGTCGGTTCAACGCTATGCAGCGGCGACATTATCAGTATTTATCCCGACGACTACTCAGCGGAAGAACACATTACGTATAACGGCGTGATTTTTCACGACAGCAATTTTAATTACGGGTAAGACTATGACCAGAATGCCAGAATCCTCATTGTGGGAAGAAGAGATTGAGCTGATTTCCAGAAGCGAGCGCGTTTCTGGCGGGATGGACGGCGTGGCAAACAGGCCGCTGAAAAGCCTGGCTAACCGGACGCGCTTTCTGAAAGATGCAGCTGAAAACTCCGACCAGGCTATTGCCGAAAAAGTCAGCGCCGTTGCAACGTTTATTGATGGTGCGACGCTGGATTCATCGCGTGAAGAAATCCTGTACGGCTCCTACCGCTTGGTGTGGACAGGGCTGTTTCCGAAAGAGGTTCCGCCAGGCAGCACGCCAAAGAGCACCGGTGGCGTCGGCCCCGGCGGCTGGGCTTTCACCTCCGATGCAATTATTCGTCAGAATTTAGCTTCCAGTGACGGCTTTAAGCTGACCGGTCAGGTATCGAGTGCAACGGCGCTGGCTGGACTTCCCGGAAGTGAAGGCGATCGCGTTTTACTGATGGGCTACAATCCCGGCTGGGCGGCAACAAAAAGCGAGCTGTCGGGCTGCGGTGAGTTTTATTACGTCGGCTCTCTGGCAGACGTGAACAACGGCGTAACGATTTTTAACGGATGGTGCCGGAAGTTCAAGGACACGGTAATCACAACGTACGATGCAGGGCTTGGTGATAATGACGGTGTGGATGCGCGTGAACGCCTGAATACGTTGTTTAAAGTGGTGCCAGCTGGATTTACTGTCAAAATTCGCGGCTATCACATTGTGTCCGGGCCGTTGAAAGCTGAAGAGAAGAAGGACCTCGCCATTGACGGTCATGGCGCGACGATTTCTGCGAAAGAGTTAAGAAGCGAATATACAGTTCTCGACTACGCCGATACTAACCCGCTTGTCATGATGACCGGTATTCTGTCCTGTTTCAAATGCCCCGGCATCAAAATCTATGGCCTTGAAATCCAGGGGGCGATGAAGCTCTCTGTCACCAACGAGGACGGCACCCATAAGGGCGAGGAACACGCGTTACTGCTACGCTCCTGTGATGGCTATGAGGTCCACCACACCATACTGCACAACGTATTCGGCTACGGATGTCTGGGCCTGTATCATGATGAGGTGAGTTTTCACCACAACCAGGTATACGACGTCCGGCGTGAATCAGGTGTCAATGCCGCCTCTGGCGGTGGTCGCGCCAGGATTTACGCTAATACGTTTATTGACTGTGTTCTGTATGGCATTGAAATTGAGGGGCATGACTTTTACGGCGGCATGTCGTATATCCATGCCTGGGACAATCTGATTATCCGTTCAAAATGGGGTATCCCGGTAGTTGACCAGTGCCTGGAGGCCAAACTTCACCACAACACGATCCTGGAGTGCCATACAGCGCTGGCGGCTTTCCGCACAGCTGATTATGCAGTTATCAGTTCGCTGTTTGACACCAATACTATCCGTAGTTGCCTGCGCGCATTGTTTTCCAGTAACGCCCGTAACGCGACATTCCAGGGCAATGATGTGGATCTGGCTGATAAGCCGGACTATCTGTACACCTCATCCTACAATAACGTGTTTGAAGTGCTGCCAACTGACCGCCGCATATTCTGGGCACCATACCTGGCTGAGTTCTCGGCTCTTATCGGGAAAAACGTCAAAATTGAAGGTGTGGTTTACACGGTCAACGCAACAGAGTGGGACGGTACCAAAACCGGATACCCGAAAGACAAGGCAGAACATCCTGATGGTTTGTGGAAAGTCACACTGAATAATGCGCTGCCGGTGGCGCTGGATGACACCATCGCTATTGCCATGACGCAGAATTTTGGTGACACCATCGCGTACCAGTCAGATGGTGTGATTCACGGTGTTACCGTCATGAATAACGCGCTAAAAAATTCGCACTATGCGCTGTACTGCACATCGCACCTTGCTGCTGGTGATTCTGGCGTCCAAGAAACTATCACTAATAACCCTATCAGCGGTTCCAGCATCTGGCTGACGTTTTCTGGTTCTGGCTTCAGGATGATTGACCGCAATGAGCCTAATGCGGGGGCGACCATAACGACTAACCTCTGGACGTATGAAGGTTTTAAAGATGTCAGAATGCGAAACAGCATCGAAAAGAGCCTACCAGCAAGGACAACTAACGCATCGCTGTTGAAGCCAGGCTTTTATTCCCAGGTTAGACGCAGGGCCGTTGGCGTCAGAATAACCCTGCTCAATACCAGTGAAACAAACAAATGGACAGGTACCGGCACTCTGCAATTTGTGTTGAATGGTCAACTTGTCGTCGGTTATGGCAGCTTTACGCCAGGCAGCGAAGCGCCGATCCAGCTTTTCACACAGATGGAAATTAAAGAGGGGAATAATGTCATGCAGGTGAATACCAGCAATAACGATCTGTTATATGCGGCATGCTCAATTGAAATACTGATACCGTAAGGAAATTTTTATGCCTGTAACCAGAAATATATCAGCGGTCACTCGCTCATTTTATCCCGATATTGGTCTGGCGGTTGATGCCGAAAGCCAGGAAATTGAGGTGACTTACACTGTGATCTCAGTGACGGTTAACGCTGACCTTTCGGCGTTAGCCAGAGTGGGGACAAAAGTGGCGGGGTCAGATGAAACCGGCGAGATATCCATCCGGTTCGAATATTCCGGCGACGGGAACCCCATTACTGAGGCTGAAGCGGCAATCAGTTAAGGCCCGCCCGTAATTTATGGCGAGGGTTAACATTACCGGGTGGGCTTATGAAGACAATGATCATCAGCTGGCGCATGAGGCACCTTAATGGTGCGTTACTTATATTTGCATGGGGAATGATATTTCGCATGCTCTTTGGGGAAAGTGACTGGATAGCAGTTCTGATAGTTTCTTTTTTTCTCGGATTCAGAGTGAACAAACGCGGAATGAATGAAGATGGGTAAAATATTTAAATCATTAATTACTACCGCCGGCCGGGAAAAGATTGCTGCCGCAATTGCGAGCGGAAATAAGGTTGTTTTCTCGCAAATGTCCGTCGGCGATGGCGGAGGAAGCGCGACAATCCCCGGCGATGAGCAAACCGCTTTGATTAATGAACGGTTCAGGACGCAGCTGAACAGCCTGAAATTGTCTGATACGGAAAATATCATCATTGCCGAGATGATTATTCCACCCGAAGTGGGTGGATTTACCATCAGAGAGGCCGCATTGTTTGATGAAAGCGGTGTTTGTGTGGCGGTTGCTAATGTCCCGGAGACCTATAAACCCGCACTTGCCGAAGGCTCGGGGCGCTTTACCATTCTGCGAATCTGGCTGGCGGTCAGTAGTACCGAAGCCGTTGAGCTGGTTGTTGATCCGGGCATTGTGCTGGCAACCGTTGAAGACGTGATTAACGCCGGTAACGAGATTAAAGACTATACCGACGAACAGCTGGACGAGCACGCAGCGTCCAGAAATCACCCGAACGCCACGCTGGATGAAAAAGGGTTTACCCAACTCAGTAACGCCATTAACAGCGATGGCCAGGACAAAGCCGCCACATCACTGGCTGTAAAGCTGGCGGTTGAGTCAGCCATCCGTTTAGCCTGGGAGCTGGACAACCCTGTCGGAACAGTAAAGTTGTACGCGAAGAACATCGACCCTAACGAGCGTTATCCGTGGACTGAGTGGGTTTACACAGGGGAAGACAAAACTATCCGCGTGGCAAAAGCAAACGGTTCAAATGTCGGGAAAACCGGCGGCAGCGATACTGTCACTATCGAACGTGCTAACCTGCCAGCCGTGCAGATTGACGTAAGCGGGGAAACCAGTGAGCAACCCGAGCAGCCGCTGACCACGAAGCCCGCGGGTAAACATAAGCACGGCGGCGTACCCAGCCGGGATAATCCGTGGGAGATTGGCGGCGATATCAGCCAGCGCTTTAACCCGGCAAACCTGGGCGATACCGACGAGGAGCCGGACCATGAGCATAATATTGATATTCCTCCGCATCACCATGACGTCACCGGCAAAACTGCCAACCTCGGCGAGGGTAAATCGTTCAGCGTAGTTGAAGCACACACCCTGCTGATGTGCTGGGCGCGGGTGGCGTGAGTATCGAGTACCGTCAAAATTAACGGTGCTGCAGGTCGTCAGAAGTGGCAGTGCGGTACCGTCATAGTCAGGAATGGCGATGTTTGCCGGCAGTGAAAGCCCCTCAGGTGAGGGGCTTTTTTGTGGGTTAAAACAGGCTATTGAGGGAGTTTGAAACGGAGTTAACGGCTTTGGTTGCGCTGGTCTTCAGATCGTCCAGCACATCACTGACCGAAGACGTCTGTAACTTCTCGCGAAAATCCGCATCAGCCCGACTGAGGCTAATCGTGAACTCAATCTTTTTGGGATTGCCGTAGCGGTCAAACTCCGTTTTTCCCCGCTCCAGCCGCGTCATGACGTACATTCCGTAAATCAGCCCGTCCCCTTCAATCAGCGGCCAGGGGCGACCGGCAAAGCCGATCGTCTCCAGTGCCGACAGCGACCACCGCCCACCGGTGATTTCCGGGTAGAGCACGCCGTCGAGCGTGAGCGTATCGTCACCGGGTCCGATATACTGCCAGGCTGCCGACTGATTAACCCGGTCATTCTTAACGTGTCGCCACTCCTGCGAGTGCCGCAGCTGCTGATACGGGACAGTGCGCAGCGTAAAAACAAACATCCCGAATACCATCATCATAAAACCTCCTTACTCCCGATCGCGGAATGAACCACGGTTAGTTTTGCGGGTGCTGGCCATTGCATCGCGCACGGCGTTACGAACCATTTTTTCAAGCTCCTGATCCGAGCGTTTACCGACGTCGTTAAAGACCAACTGGAAGAACGGTGCAGCACCCGACGCGGCAGCGACCGGCGCAGAAGTGGCCCCTTGCGTCGCCGTCGGTACCGACAGCACACCGCCGGCCGCAGCCGCAGACACGCGCGGCACGGGCTGCGGAATAACCCGAGCCTCCTGATACGCACCACGCAGCGCCAGTGCGCGCGGCAGGTTTTTAAAAACAATGTCACCGGGGCCGACTTTCTTCGTGTTGTTGGCCGTTGCTTTGGTATTCGTGTCGATATTTTTCAGGTGGCCCTGAACGCCGGTAATAACCGGCGGCTTATCGCCGCCCGCGGGCTTGTACACATCTGCCTTCGCTAATGGGAGCTGATGCCCGGCCAGCGCTACCGCAGAGGCCTCAAGCTCTCTTTGTGCTTTGTCAGCCTGCTGCCTGGCCTTGTCGATCCCGTCAGGGATGAGATCCAGCTTCTTAAGCAGCCAGTCCACGCCGTTCATGAGTTGCTGAAGCGGCCACAGCAGAATGCTAAGCGCGGTACCCATAACCCGCCCGAAGGTTTCCCCTGCGGAGGCGCATTTATCCAGCGTATCCTTGCTGGTTTGCATTGGACTAAGCAGGTCTTTGAACCACTCCCACACCGTTTTAATGCCGTTACCCAGCGCAGAAAACACCGGCGCCATTGCCGAAAACGCAGCCCTGAGAGGGGTCAACCCCTGCCAGATCCCGCTAAGAAACCCGCCAAAAAACGCCTTTATCGGCTCCCAGAACTTCCAGATAATCAGGCCCGCTGCGATAAACCCCAGCGCAATCACTCCCGGGAGGCCGAGTAGCGTAGCAAGAATGACGCGCGTCCCGGAAAGGACGAGATTAAGGGCGGCAATGCTGGAGGTTGCTGTGACTGAAGAAAGGCCGATCATGCTGATAGCAAGCTTGAGCTTAGCGAACGGGC